TTCCCTTCACGGAAAGGATAGCCTCCAATATCGGGTCAAGGGTGGCTTTGTTGAGGTTGGTCCCCGGCACGGTCACGGTGGCCTTGCTGACAATGCGGTACTGCCGTTTTTCGCCGGTCAAAACGTCCTCAAGCTCGTACAGGTCGGCGTTCGCGGCCTGGCGGTCTACAAATTCTGAAATCATGCATATCCTCCTTTATACCGGCAGCAGCGGCCGGGCGCCGCTTTGTGCTGTACCGGATTTGATATACGATTGCGTCGTCCCGTCCGCGACATTCTTGAGCATGGCAATGTGGATTTCCAGCGTGTTCATGTCGGTATAGCCGAGCACCGCCTTGTCCGCTTTTGTGGACAGTGCGGGCAGCCCGGGCGGGACGATCAGGATACCTTCCAGTGAGGCGATATTCCCCACAATCCGGTTATAGTCCGCCGCTGTCAAAAAATCCTGTTTTGTCCAGGCGGTTTTTTCGTCCAGCGTCAAAGGGTAGCCGTAATCCTGGACGGTCAATAGGAGTTCGTGGATATTCCCCTCGATCCTCGAAAAGTCCGTCGCAAGGTCCAGGCAGTCGTCAGCGGTCCAGTCCGTCTTGGGTGTCATCCACATCAGGCGACCACCTCCACGTTGGCGAGCAAGCCGCCGGTCAGGTCAATGTCCATGCGCCGGATATTCCCTACCACCGGCCCAAACCGCGTGGGGACGGATATCCGCGTTCCACAATCCATGCCGGGGACCCAAGGGGTGCGGAGCTTGACCTTGAGAGCCTTGGCATAATACCCTTTGAGCCTCGCCATGACGGCCTCGGAATTGGTGTTGGATATCAGCCGGATACCGGATACCTGTACCGCCCGCCCGCCGGATACCGGCTGTGTCCCCTTCTGGCAGCTTGATTCCGTTACCAAATCTCCCTGTGTGATGACATGAGTTGGACCCGGATCCTCTTCTGCCCATGCCTCGAAGGTGACAAAGTTGTACCCGATCCGTCCCATGATTGAGTTGCAGGGACGGTTAAACTCGGGTTCTACGCTGCATGAGATGTTGTGTCCTAGCCAGTCGAAGGTGTATTTGTAGTATTCACGTGTCGGTCCGGGCTGAACAAGAGGGGCATCGTATATAGTGTCTGGCCCGACCACATACCGATACACCTCGATAAAGACACCGGTTACCGCGTCCGTTTTGGTGATCGTGGGCTCGCCTAAAATGTCGCCCTCCCCCAGCGTGACCGCCGGATCGGCTTCCGGCAGGGACGAAACAAGTAAAGACCCGTCCCTCCCCGTCCGGGCGAACCCGCCGCCGGCTACGCAGATGTGGGATATGGCCTCACGGGCCTCTGTCTCCGGGATATACCCCTGGCACACCCCGGCCCCGATAGTGGGATCGGCTGACCCGGGTATCCCGCAGACGGCGAGGACATCGGCCAATAGCTGGCCCATGGTAAAACCGTCCCCCTCGGCATAAAACGCCGAAGCGTAGCTCTCGTCCGCCTTTAGCCCGATTACGTCCTCTGCCGTCAGCTTGGCCGTGCCGGTGTTGGTGCCCTCCCAGGTGTCGAGGTAATACACCCCGCCCGGATAGGCTGTGCCGTCCCGCAAAAACTCCACCGTCAGGGGCATCCCTTTTTTCAGATAGTTGTAGATCCCGTCCGGGTTGACCGGGTTTAACCGATGATCCGGGTCAAGCACCATAAAGCGCAGGGAGTTGGCCGGGACCGACCCGCCTGACAGGTCGGCTTCCTCGATCACCGATGCCGACACCAGCGTCTCCCCGTCATACACAATCTTCTGTCCGAAATCGATTTCTTGTATTTTGACATACCTATACGGCTCATCCGTGAGGGTAGCTATAACCTGTAGGCCGTTGAAGCCCTCGACATGGTTTTCCACGAACACGGTTTGCAGGGTGTTTTTTGACACATCCACGGAGGCTTTGACGCTCCCGTTATATAACCACCGCACCGTGAATGCGGACAGGTGGGTGGTGCCGTCGAAGTGGATGGTGATCCCAATAGAGGTATGGAGCGATGCAAACCCACAGGACAGCATAGGGGACGTTGGATACAGCCTGTTTGACCCGGACATGGATGCAGACCAATACCCCAGGTGGCAGCCCGCCGGCGTGCCCGGGAACAGCCGGGACGACCCGTCCAGGCGGTATACACCAGGTTCCCCCGATATATACCGCCCGAACTCGTCCGGGTTCTCGTCAGGGCTCAGGCCGTCCTTGATCTCGCTGTAATCCACCCAGCTCTGAGCACTGCCGCTTGCCGCGTAATACGATGCTTCGTCCTTGGCCGTCTCATCATAGACGCCGAACGATATACGCGCGCCCGTAGGCATGGATATCACCTCTCAATCAAGCTCGCCTGTAAGCTCTGCCACGTGGCCATGCGGCCCGCCCCCATATCCCAATACGACCGCATCGTGACGCCCATGTCCGCACCAACGTATCCCTCGAACGTGTGCATGGTGCCGTTCGGGTGCGGGGCCGTAATGGTGACGTATTCCGGCAGCCCGGCCAGCAGGTCCCACAAGGCGGCAAATTCGGCGCTGTCGGGGATATAGTTCCAGTTTAGGGTATACTTGATCTTTTTGGCCGCTATCTCCCTGTGCAGCTTGTAATCGAGGTCCCGCAAGGCATACTTGTCTATCACGGTATAGGCAACCTCTAAGCCGGACGGGTTCGGGAGCCATACCTCGTCCACTGATATCATGCATTTATCCGGCATTTATACCACCCTCACGACAGACGGACCGGCACGGCGCTGTTCCGCCTCATAGTACCCGGCGGACGCCGTTGCCAGCGACCGCCCGTCCATGACGATATCCGGGTTGATCTGCTGCACGGCCTCCAGGATTTTTTCAAGCAGCAGGACCACGGCGGGGTTCCCCTGGGAATTGATCCCCTTGGCAATCTCCGCGTATACGCTTTGATTGAGCGGCAAAACGGCTTCCCGGTCGTTTCCTTCACCAATCATGGCCAAAGTGGGACCGTATGCCAGGCCGCCGGACGCCAGTTTCGGGATAAGGGGAGGCTCGGCGGGCATGTCAAAGTGCCAATCCTGCCCGAACAGGTCGCCAATGGCCCCGGCGATCCCGCCGATCCCGTTGACAATCCCCGAAACGCAGGTATACACGCCGCCCCATAACAGGTTCAGGCCGTCAATAATGAGGTTGACGGCACCCTTCACAATGCCCCATATGGCGTCCCAAATCCCGCCGAAGAAGTCCTTGATCCCGTTCCAGGCTTTTTCCCAATCGCCGGTAAATACCCCTGTCAGGAAATCCAGCAGGCCACCCAGGGACTTGAGGATTCCGCCAATGACATCGGATATAATCGCAATCACTGTCCCGATGATGTCTCCGATCGAGCCCACCACGGCCGAAATATTCGGGCCTATAACTGTCACCACAAAATTCACCATCGGGGCCAGAACCGTATTCCAGAGCGCCAAGAGAAACTCCCATACGCTCCCGACGAAGTTCGTGATATTCTCCCACAGCGGTTGCAAATGATTGTCCCAAAGCCAGCTCACCGTGCCGCCGATCCGGTCAAAAACCGGTTTGAATACATTGGAGTACAGCGTATCCCAAATCGTCCGCAAGGATTCCTTGAATTCCTGGAACTTTTCCAGGATTCCGGTCCCGTGCTCGTCCCACGCTGTTTTTATCCCGCCGAACACATCCACGGCAATAGTTTTGGTGCGCTCCAGGGCGGGCTTCAGGATATCCTGTGAGATTTTATCGATTTCCTGACAGGCAAACCGGAAATCCTCGGAAAACTCGTTGAACAAGACCGGCATGACCTCCCCAAAGATGGGGGCGAACGTCTCCGAAAACGAATTTGTAATGGTGGGGATATACTCGCCGGTTATGTATCCCGCCATAGGGGCAATGGTGTTGTTCCAGCAATCCGTGGCGCTCTTTTTCACGCTGGCAAACGCCTTGGACGCCGGTGCTTTCAGCTTTTCAAAGGCTTTCCCCCATGCCGATATAGAGGGGGCAAACACTTTTTGTATCCCGCCGAATGCCTTTTCAAAGGCTTTCTGTATCCGGGACGCCGCCGCTTCCGCCGCCGACGTATCGATGGCCTGAACCGGCTCCAAAGCCGCCCCGCCTGTGGCCGGGATACCGGGCGCCGCCGATGCGGCGGATTCGGACCCGCTCCCCTGGTCGATCACATGCAGCTCATCAAACCCAGCCAGGGTCTTGTTCAGTGCCTTGGCGGATTTGTTCGCGCTGTCAAGCCCGGCGGCGGTGGTTTCGGCGCCGGCCGCTGCCTGCCCCAGGTTCTCTCCGGCGGCCTGTGTTTCGCCGCGCAGGGCGGCAAAAAAGGCGCTGATCCACTTTACCCCGTCGGCCAGCTTGGAAATAAAGTCCGTCAGCGCCGGGAGGACGGTCTCGGTCAGCGGCGCGAACGCCCGTCCCAGTTCCAATTTTAGATTCGCGAGCTCCGCGCCGAATTTCAGCAGGGACGACGCACCGCCGCCCGCCAGCTCGCTCCCGAACTTCTTGGCCGACTGTTCCATGATCGCGAACAGCCGCACCTGCTGCTGTTCCTGGAAGGTCAGCTTTTCCCAGCTCCGCCCGTTGGCGAGCTGTTTGAATGCATCGGTGGTTTCCAGCAGGGCCACATTGACGTTGATGCCCAGGTCCTCGATAGCCTCCGTACTGCCGAGCAGGCCGGACCGGATGCGCTCGTTGACATCCTCCACCGTCCGGCCGGTACGGGATGCAATGACCGCCGACGCTTCAATGAGCTGCTTGGTGTAGGCGGTGGAGGCGGCTGTGTCGGAAATAAAGCCGGAAATGAGGTTACTGTAAGCGTTGCCGTATTTGACGGCGGCGGCCTCCGATATCCCGAACGCGGACGCGGTGTCCTGCGCCCAGCCCATAAACCCGGCTTTACTGGCTCCCATCGTGCGGGTGAGGTTATCGATCTGGGATTCGATCTTGATCGCCTCGACGGACAGGTCCGTAAGTTCCGTCGCAATCTTCTTGACCGCCAGCGCAACCCCGGCAGCTATAGCGGCCTTCTTCATCCCCGCAAACGCGGACGAGACCTTCCCTTGCGCCTGGACGGCCTGCTGCTGCATCCCGCTTATCTGCCGCCTTGCCGCCGACACCTCACGGTTCAGCCCGGCTGTTTGGGCTGTGATGATGACCTTCAGTTCTTCAATTGTCATGGTTTTTCACCGCCCTTTTCCGGTTATGCGCTTCCGCATACCGTACCAGCCGTTCCTTCATGACCCGCCAGTCCTGTACCTCATCGGGTGGATCGATCAGCCCCGGGTACGCCTCGTGCGGACGCGGCATTTTCCCGAAGCACGCGCTGGAAATGAGCGCGGCGAGGCGGTAATCCATCACCGCCCGCTCCCGTGCCCTGGCCGTTTCCCGCCGCCCGTAGCTTTCCAGCCGGTCCCGGATTTCGGCAACCGTCGATTCCCAAAACTCTTTAGGGGTCATCCCGGCGTCCAGCGCCGACGGATACGCCCCCATCAATAACGCCTCAAACGTCTGCGGGGTTATTTCCCCGCTTTCGCGTTTTTTGAGGGCCCCTCCGTCTTGCCGATCAAGCCGGACACCTGGAAAACCTCGATCACAACCGGGACAATATCCGACAGGTTATGCCCCTCGTCGATATATTCATCATAGAGGTCACAGACCGCCTCTTCCGTGTACCCATGTTCCAGGGCTTGCAAAGAGGCGTGGAGCACCGCTATAATCTCCGATACCGTGGGCAGCTCCCCGCCCTGGACGCCGGTAAACACGGATAGCGGGTTCTTTCCGAGTTTCTTTTCCAGGGTGATCACCGCACGGGTTGTCAGCCTCAATTTCAGCGTCTTGCCCCCTACGGCAAGTTCCGTATACAGCATGTCAATACCTCCTAAAATAATGCGAGAGGGCCGTTTTCAGGCCCCCTCGCCGGTGTTATTCCGTGGGGTTGGTGACGACCATATCACTGTTCAGACTGATCGTCGCCGTAAAGGTCAGGGCCGCGTTGACGGCGGCGCTGTCGATTTTGGTGGACACCTGCCCCGAAAAAGCAAAAGCCGTTCCGTCCGGCAGCTCCACCTTGTAATCCGCCACGGTCCCCGCCTCTTCATATCCCCGCAGGATACGGTAGGCGGAACCCTCGGTATTTTCGTAGAGGAACTTAAACGCCAGGTCCCCGTAATCCTTAACCCCGTCAATGTATTTCCGGGAGGCGTCTGCCAGGGTGGTCACGTCTACCTTTTCCGGGGTGCCCCCCATTTCCGGGACTTCCATCAGCAGGGTCAGTTCCGCGTACTGCGACGCGGCCCCCGCCTTGCTGCTCAGTTTGACATCTTTGCTCAAGATTCCAGCCATATCAAAAACTCCTTTACCACGATTTGTGTTCTTGGCCGGTCGCTTCGCAGGTGATGACCCTGCAAAACCGGCCGTTTGCCGCCAGCTCCCCGCCACCGGTAATCGACCAGCCCATCCGGCGCAGCACGGTTTCCGCCCCGTCCGCGTACCGGTTCAGGTCCTTCCGGCCCGTCGTCCAAACACGCACCCGCACCTGTATCCCGGTATACTGCATCCCGTTTACCGCGTGGAGGTCGCGCCGGTCTGTTTCGGCGTAGGTGATGCACGGGACAGGGGTGCCGCTTGCTTCGACAGGTTCCGCGTAGGTGGGAAGCACGGTTTTCAGCCCTTTGACGAGCTCCGGCGCATAGTCGATCATCCTTTCACATCCTTCCGGACGCCTTCAGCGATCAGCTCGGCCACTTGGTCCATGTTATCCCGCAGGGCTGGGCCTAGAAACGGTTGGGGCTTCTGGCCGCTGGTGGTATGCCAATCCCCTTTCGCGTCCTGATACCGCCACGGGACATCTGTCCGCCCGTCCCCGTTCACGGCAAACAGGCCGGTTCCCATCTCGACATAGGGGCCGTATTCCTTATTTGTGCCCACGATGCCCACCGGTTCGTCGGCGGGCCCGGGCGTCTCGCTATGGATGGATTGCTGCAATTCCCCGGTATCCACCGGGCAGTTATCCACCGCCGCAGCCTCCACCAACCGGCAGGCTTTCCCGATTCCACGGCGCAGACCCGCCCCCCGCTCGATGCGGGAGAGGGTGGCCATCAGGCTATCCATGCCTTTGACAACAACGCTCACAACCCACTCCCCCAATCCGTCAGCAGAAGCCGCGTCATCCGCCCCGGTAAGACCTGGAGTACCTTTTTCATACCCTCGCCCACCTGGAGGATATGCCGGTCCGTGATGTCCGTCCTCCAGGTCAGGGCGATATAGGACGCCTCGGAATAATAGGGGTTGTCGGTGTTCCGCCGATCATTGACGTAGACAGCCGCCAGGATATCCCCATCCGGCTCGGCTGTGCCGATCTGGCCGTATTCGTCCGGTTCGCTGGATATCACATACAGCGGGTATTTCCGCATTGCCGCCTCGATCACAGGATCACCAGCTTCCGATACCGCCGCAATACGCTCTGTATCTCTTCCGGGTATCCGTCCAGGTAGCTTTCGGACACGCCCGAAAACCCTTGGGACGCCACGCCCTCGGCGCCGTACCGGTTGAGCTTGACCAGGGCCATATTCACAACCGCGCTGCCCAGCGGGTCCGGGATGTCGTCACGGCGGCAATACCCTTTTGCCTCCTGCGTGGATTCTTCCAGCAGGAGGCTAAGGTATTCGTCGGAGTAGTTCGACGCCCGCTCGCGCAGCAGGATTTTCAGCTTTTCAAGCGGTGTCATAGTTTCCTCCTTTATCAGCCGCCAGACGCGGCCGCCTCGGTGATCTTCACCGATTTGGTTTCATCCATCAGGGCGATCAGGCCGTGACGCTCATATACCACGGTGTTGTCCTTGGTTTCGATGTCCCGGTCCTGCTCGACGGTGCCCTCTTTCTTGACAAGGAAATGGACCGCTTCCCGATGGGATACGTAGATGGTTTTGGCAGGGACCAGCTTCGAAAACAGGCAGGGCAGGCCGCAGATGGTGCCGAACTGGCCGGTATACAGGATTTCCCCCTGCCGGGATGCCTTGTAATCGGCGTCTTTGCGGAATACCGCCCGCATATCGTTGCCCATGAGGATAAACATACCGTCCTCAACTTCCTGGTCGAGTGTCGCCAGGGCGTCCACGATGGTGTCGTAATTGGGGCTGGTGCCATTGTCGTAGGTGTGGGAGTTGGAGATTTTCGCCAGCTCCGCGAAATACTCTTCCTTGATCTGGTTTGCCATCAGGGTGGCCGCACCGGCGGATGCCACGTCAACCACCATCGGGTCCTGCATCACGTCCATGTCGTTGTAGTCGTAGGTCTGCTGATACCGGTTGACCACATATTCCACGGGGGTGAAGGTCACTTTGCCTTTTGTGGTGTTTTTGGCCGCCTTGGCCAGCTTTTCCACCTTGCCGGTATAGGTGTACTTGTTGACGACCTTCTTCAGCCCGGCCGACTCCGCGAGGCTGTAATCCATCGTCATGAGGGACCGGGTTTCCAGCTTGGTATTCACAAGATCGGTGATCTTATTTTCCAGAACCTTGTTCTCATACAGGGTGTGAGCGGTTGCCATGGTTTTGTCCTCCTTTTAGCTTCCCGTAAGCCGTTTATACAGCTCGGGGTTGTTGATGTATAATTCCTGCTGCTCCGCCAATGTCATTTTCCCGAATGCCGCCTTATCGACGGCCTGATCGGGAGGCAGGTTCCGGCGGGGGGTCGATCCTGCCAGGCGTTTTTCCACCTCGGCCTTGACGGAGGCTTTGAACTCCTTTTCAAGTTCGTTGATGTTGTCCATCATGGTTTCCGCGTCTGCCGCCACGACGAACTTGACCAGGCCGGGGCGGATGCCCTTATCCGCCAGCACCTTGAGGGCCTCGGCGGTGTTTTCAGCCACGGCAAGACGTTCCTCCCGCTCCGCCAGCTCCCGCTCTTTCTGCTCAAGCTGGTATTGCGCTTTCTGCTCGGCGGACATGGCGGCCAGCTTTTCAGCCTCCTTCACGGCGGCCTCCTTCTGCCTTTTCGCCCGCTGCATGGCTTCGTTGACCCGCCGGTCGGCTTCCTGCTGCAAAAGCTGCTCGACCTCTTCTTTGGTGTACGTTTTTTTCTCCCCTTCTCCCGCGGGCGCCCCCGTGGGGTTTCCTTCGGCCGGAAGGGTGTTCGGTACCGCCGCCTGGGCGGCCCCTATCGTGTTTTCTCCCATTGTTTTGCTCCTTTCGGTCGGTTGCGGCGCTTGGCCGCCCCCGTGTTCAGCGTTGCGCCGCATGGACGCCCCGCAGTTTTGGGTATAAAAAAGCACCGGCAGCGGCGTCCCGCTCCGATGCTCCTTTATCTGGTTGTGTCACTCCACTACGTCCGGGATAGATTTCCCCGTCCGCAGGCATTCCTTGATATACCCCACGAATTCCTCATAGCTCATGGCGCTGTATAGGATTTCGGCATAATCGTCCGGTTCCGCTCCGTCGTGCTGGTTTTTGTATTGCTGGAAGAGCTTGCTGAGTTCATCCGTCCATTTGCCTTCCCACATTTATATCAGCTCCTCATACGGCGTGAACTGGATTCCATGATCTCCTTCTATCGGCTCGCGATGGGTGCCGCGAAAAACCTCTTTCGGAATGCCGTCCGGAAAGGCGGTACATCGTACCTTTCCGTCCACCATTCCCTGAAAATGGGCGCATTCAAAGCATTTTGGCGTATAATCCCCACCCCACCACCATCGGGGATCACTGAAAGGGACTTCAAATCGCTTTTTCATGGGTATTCCTCCAAATAGATGGTCTGTCCCTCCACCTTGACCACGCGGAAACGGGTGTACGGATTTATTTTATCAGATTCATTGTGCCGGCTTCCAAAGCCTTTTCCAGTTCTTCCATAAATCTGCGATTCTTTTCAATATCCTCCGGTGCCGTTGACCTTTTTACAGCTTTTGCTCCGATTTCACTGTCCTGCATTCTCGCTCGTAACCGGTCACGGTCTGACAGCTCATAAATTCGCCGGTTCTGTTCTTCACGCGGTAGCTTCAAAAACTCTTCGTATTTAAGCATTATATCTCCTCCATGTGGATATGCAGAATCCCATCTTCCACATATTCCTCCAACACCTTAAAACTGGTGTTTCGAGAAAAAAGCACCTCTTGCTCTTTGGCGTTAAAAGTGCGGATATCCCGTCCGGATTTTGATTGTATATGAAGAATAACGGATGGGCTTTCATGATAGCCTTCCGCAGTAGAGGAAGACGTAAACGCCGGATAGGTAACCGCATCTCCTACCTGGTGACCTTTTGCAAATTTTACAAGGTCTGCACGGTTGAAGTCTAATGAGCGCAACACGGTTCCCTCATACACCGGCAGCTTTTGAAGCGCTGCATCAAGGGCATCCGCCATCTCCTGCTCGTAAGGGCTCAGTTCAAGTCCATCCCGCAGTTTGGCATTGAGGACATAACTACCGCCGCCGATATAGGATGTGACGGCGGCACGTTCCTCCTCGTTCAGTATACCACTTTCCATGGGTATTTCAACCGGCTCTTCCAGTTTCCGACTAACCGGCTGCGCCTCTGTACCATCCTCAAACGTCACAACGGCCACAACCCGGCCCCGGCAATTCGGATGGATGGGCGGGAAATTCACGCCTGGATGCCGTTCCGATAGCCGAAACGTCTTGCCGTTGAGCCTCCCGCATTCGTCGCAGGTCCGCCCGTCGGTTGCGTTAACGAACTCGTATTTATCATATCCTTCCCGCTCTAAAGCGGCCGCTTCCGCTTCCGCCTGGACGTGGGCGGTCTCGGTACGGGCGATCCGGGAGGCTTCCCGGTATCCCACACCCATATCGGCCATCAGGGTTTTGGTCAGCTCGTCGGTTTTTTCACCACGGATAACCCCGTCCACCATCCCTTTTTCGAGCCGCTGCTGCAAGGCCGCTTTGTTCTTCCAGATTCGGTCGCTCCAATTTTCACCGTCGGCGCACCATATCCGGTTGGCGATCGCCTCCGCCTGTTCTCTCGGCAATACCGCCCAGGGAGAATTTTTAGCCGCGTCAGGCAGGCCGGAAATGGTGTTCTTATCCACCAGTTCCGCCACTTCCCGCAGCTTGTTTCCTGTGACCTCGATCTCCTGCCCGCCCAGCTCACGCAGCCGTTTATGGATTTTGCTTTGCAGGTGGTACATGCGATCCAGCCGGTACAGGTCATTGGGTCTGACCGGCTGGTCCCCGGCTTCGGCCAGCAGCTTGTTATACAGCCCTTCGGCCTCTTTGGTGATGTCGGCGGACGCCGCCCGGTAATACTGCCGCAGACGGGTTTCCAGCTCTTCCACCGTCTTGTCCCCGATCCGCTGATTCTGACGGGACAGCCGGTCCGCCCAATATTCAGCGTTCCTCTTGCTCATTCACGCCGCCCCCGCTTTCGCCGGTGGCCGGGTCCCCGAACCCGTACAGCTCCATGTTTTCGGCCTTTTGATCCGCTAAAGCATCCAGCTCCGCATCCACGTCCGTGACAAACGGCAGCAGGGACAGCAGCGTCTTGTCCGATACCACGCCGCGAAGGGAATTGACCAGGGCCACAAGCTCGTCATAGTTGACCGGGAGGTTCCGGCCCACGACGATTTCCACATCCCGCCATACCTCTTCGCCGCCCGTCAAATGGAGGATGTCACATATCAGCTCGATCCGCTTTTGCAGGGCCTTGACCATGTTGGATTCGATGGCCGCCGCCGCGTTCTCAAACCCCAGCAGCCTATACCGCAGCGCGATCCCGGACGAGACACCGAAGGATTCCTGCGAAAAGTCCGGGCTGTTGGCAATCTTGTGGATGGTGTCGTTGATGTTCTGAAGCATGTTCTGGATTTGGGTATCGGACACCGATTTCGTCAGGTATTCGGCCCCGCCCCCTTCCGGGATCACCAGCGCCCGGTTCTCCTTCATAGCCTGGATGTCTTCCGGATCGGCGGCCATGCCGGTCAATACAAGATACGCGTCGCAAAATGCCTCGAAGTCGTCCACCTCACTGGACAGCAGGGTGTTATAGGCGTCCTGCAGGGACATGATCTTAAAAAATACCGGCACCTCATCCGCGTTGAGGGAAAACACCGTCACAGGGACCTGTCCATACGGATGGGGCTCCGTCCCAATCGGCTGGAACACGCTGTAGGTCCCGTCGCTGGAATACCGGACCGTCTCGTATGGGGTCAATACCTCGATGATATATTCCGGCGTGGCGTCAATGGCCCCGGCGGGATATACCCGGATGAAATACATCAGGTTCCGGGTGATCGTATTGTCGTATACCGGGATCCCGTCCAGGGTATCCAGCACGTCAAACCGGGCTTTTCCGTCCTCGTCTATGTATTGCAGCTCATACGCCCGGCCATAGATCAGGGCATTTCGCAGCAGGTCGGAATCCTTTGATTTCACGTCGTTGTATTTTAAGACTTCCTGGATACCGTCGATGTCGCGCTCGGATTTGTACGTCACCGGCTTCCCACCCAGGTATCCGGCGTAATTGCATACGATGTTGTCGCAGTAGTTGGTGACGATATGGTTGCAGGGCTTTGACGGGTCATTATATGATTTTCGAAGGATGTCTTGATTTCCATCGAAATAATCCCGATACCGTTTGAGCTTAGACCGCTCGCCCGTCTGGTATTTCTGCAATATCTTTCTCAGCAGCTCCATAGACATGTCCGTGCCCGGTTCCAACAAAAACATAATAATCACCCCTCACAGCCCCAGCAGGGCCTTATTGATCGTCCGCAGCTTATCCATGCCCGCCACGCCCTGTAACCCGTACCGCACGGCGTCCAGGCAATGGTTATAGGCGTCCTCCGGTTCATTGATATACTCGCCGGTCTTGCGTTCTTTCTTCCACGTGTAGTTCTCGGTCTCTTCGAGCGTGTGGGTGCAGCGCTCGTCTATCACGATCCGCTGCTGGTTGATCCACTGGATCCCATGCACCACACTGTCCGGGCCCTTTCTCGACGGCCTGATCCGGTAGACCCCGGCCCGTTTGATCTCGGCGATGCTCTTTTGCTCCGCGCAATCCGCTGTGATGACCTCTTTTGACAATCCAAGCTCGATAATCCGGGCGGCGATCTCGTCATTGAGCATCCCGGTTTTGACGTATTCCCCGGTTATGTAGATGGTATGGGCCGCCTCGGACCAATACCCCCACACCAGCGCCGATGGGTCGTTGACGTAGCCAAAATCCAACCCCACCCACAGCTTGGCACCCTGCACCTCGTCCGCCGAAACGATCCGGCGCTCGACGCACGGATATACCAGCCGGTCCAGGGTGGCGAACTCCCCCAGGGCGTAAATGCGGTAATACGCGGGGTTGCGGTGCTGCATATCCTCGAGCGTGGCACAGTATTCCGGCGGCAGGAACCGGTTGTCCTTGTAATTCGTGTGCAGGATCAGGGCCCCGGCAGGCGGCTGCTCGAAAAAATACCGGTATACCCAATTGGCTTTGGATACCGGGTTGAACATGAGGTATATTTGCGGGTCCGGGTCGGGTGGCCGGAGGCGGAGGGACAACTGAGTGAAATCCTCCTCCGTTAGCTCCGTCGCCTCTTCGATTACAATGTCCGTGATCCCGGTGATGGATTTGATCTTTTCGCGGTCGTCCAGGCCCTTGAACAGAATCAGGGACCCGTTCGGCAGCTCGATCCGGAAATCCGACCGGTTGACCCTGGAGGACCGCAGAAGCCCGCATTCGGCAAGCTGGTCCAGTGCGAGCTGGTACACGCTGTCCCGCAGGGTGGCCCCCACTTTCCGGATCACCAGCACCTTCCGGCGGAGGTTTAGGGCCTTGAGGATGACCTTTTGAAACGCCCCGTAGCTTTTCCCGCTCCCGGCCCCGCCATAATACACTTCCAGACGGTGGGAGTAGTCGTCGATATGCTCATACACCCAGCCGTTGAACGCTTCCGGGTTCAGCCGTTTAGCCATCCTTGAACCACTTGCTTTCCGTCAGCGTGACTTCCTGGCGGTCGATAAACCCTCCGGCAGCTCTGGCGCGCAGTTCAGAGGCTTTTAAACGGTCTTTTGGGTCCTGCTCTTCACTCCGCATGATATCTGTCCAAAAAGCATTGATCTCCGCCATATCGGCAATCCTTGGCACTTCCAGCACGGATTCCCGGTCTTGGACATATTCCGCAAGTTTCCGCAAGTTTTCCGCGCCGATACTTTGAAAGCTGTTATCGCTTTTCGCCTTATACCCCGCCAGCCTCGCCGCATCGGTGGCGGTATGTCCCTGCTTGTAGTAATCGATCCATGCCTGTTGCTTTGCCGTCAGCTTCATACCGCCCACCTCCAAGGCATAGAAATAGAGCGACCAGTTTCCCGGCCGCTCTTTCAGCGGTTATAGTGTATCACGAATGTACGTCCCCTGTGTGACCCTTTTTTAAACATACCCTTTATCAAGTGCGAGAAGGTAAAAGAACAGCCTCCGCATGTCATAGAACTTGCGTCGCCCACAGCTCACCGGCAGGTATTCCCACGCGATCCCCAGGGTCACATTCTTTAAAAGGCTCTGCGCGTCTCTGCCGGCCGCCTTGTTTGCTGCCCGCTCGATCATGTCGATATCTTGGGAGAGGACGGCCGCCCGCTCGGCTATCCGCCCGGTTGGGTCGCTCGGCCCGCTCCCGGACGGCATCCCTGTGATTTGCGGGCTTTTGTACGGGCTTTCCAGCTCCCGCAGCTTTTTCTTTTTTTCCCGGTACTGCTTGCAGAAGTTATTTAACTCCCGGTATGCGAATACCCCGATTTCATATTCATCCAGCCTCAAATCCCGCTTATTTGGCATCTTGCCCCACCTCCGCCCCTTCGGGGTCGTACACTATCGTCGCGTCCAAATACTGCCCGCACACCGGACACTGTAGCAACTTGCGCTCCCCATACGTCATCCCCATCAAATCCTCTCTGCAATATGGACAGAGTACGGTTTCACGGTCCTTATCTCCCCATAACAATGGTTTGCGTGGAACGTCGAGCACCACCAGCCTCCCGTCCCGTTCCGCCTCCACGATCCCCTGCAAGTGCTCAAGCGTACCGAGAGCGCGATAACCGGCAAGCTCTTGCAACTCCGTGTAAGGCATGAGATTTTGATTGTCCCGGGCGCACTCGCAGTCTGTTCCAATATACATACCGTCACATCCATACTCTACCCTGGTCTTGCAATATTTCATAACGTTCGGAGCACATTTGTAATGATTCATTCCGTTTTTTCTCCTTCCTGGGCCGACAATCTCTTTTCCAGCCTACCAAGCTTTACCTTACGCCATGTATCCACATCCTCGGCACAGTCGTAAAAAATCTCCATCTGATCCAGCATGATCCGGACATCTGCGATTTCTTCTGCTATATGTCCATGGTTATCCTTGCCCCTCAGATTTTTGCACAACTCTTTTTGCAGCTCGGCCATCTCCTCAAAAACCATCACAGTTTGCATCCCGGCTCCCCATTTGGTCAGGGCCGATAGCAATATCTCGTTTTCCCGCGTGTCGTTGCTCATTTTGTCCTCCTATCTCCCACGGGCAGCTACTCCGTGGGGTTATATCATCTCATAAGCCTTGTCAAACACCGATCCCACAAACTCAGACAAATCTTCCCGGTCAGGCATTTCAGATTCGTATTTCTTCTGGAACTCGCGGCATAATCTCACAATCTCGTGCAAAATCCCGTTGTATTCATCCGCTTGTTGTTCCAGGTCATCCACATCATCTTCAAGCCTATCTAAATTTCCCCTTCTCTCGTCACGCTCATGGACAATACCTTTTATGCGGTCGCGGATGTCTTTGCCTGCGTACTCTTGGACGATATCCAGTACGCCATTGTCGTCAAATACCGTCGTACACTTTCCGTTCGGCAAATATACCGTCTGTGCCATTACCTTAACCTCCTATCTACAGCCTTGGTTTTACGGCACTCGCCATAGTGCTTACACTCAAACGATTCACAGGATATCCGCCTCCCGCCCTCGGGCGGTATCGCCTTGAGCCAGTAACAATCCTCCGCCATGGCGCAATTATCGCAATAGTCCCGCCTCCGGCAGATTTCGCACGTGCTTAACATGGTGTAACCTCAATTTCC